GGGAAATCCGCCGTAAAGGTTCGCGTGTCCTCCTATTCCAAAGGGGGGACGCAGCTGCTTGATAGAGTGCTTAAACACATCTCGGATACGAGTATAGAAGTCGGATTTTTTGATAAGAAGAACGCCGCAAAAGCTTATTTGATGGAGAAAGGCGGTGTTAGCAATGGTTTCATTCGCGGTAAAGCAGTACCGAAGCGTCCTTTTATGCGTAGGGCATTGGACGCAAAAAAAGATAAGGCTCATAAGCTTATAAAGGAGGCAATCTCCGAAGCATTTGAAACACGAAGAATTGGCGGTATTGACCGCGCATTCGATGCGGTAGGAGAAATGCTGGTAGAGGAAATCCGAAAGAAGATAAGAGGCGTTCACAAACCTCCGCTTTCTACCAAATCTACTATCCCGATTCGTAAAAAAAGAGGGAATAATAGCAGAAAAGCTCTCATAGATACGGGAGAAATGTATGATTCTGTAGAATACAAGGTGAGCAAGCTTGGTCAGAGAGCCAGAAAGGGGGCTAAATGAGTTTAGGAAACCTTTTGCTTAAGGCTCTGTCGGCAGTTCCCCCATCTTCACTTGTTTACAAGAAGTTTCTGGGAAATAAACGCGCACCTAACGGAATGCTACTGCCGAATTATGACGAACCTGTGGTAATCTCTAACGCCTCTATCCAACCTGTCCCTACGCGGATATATCAAATGCTTGGTTTAGACTTTCAACGGGAATATAGACGTGTTTTTGTACCTACCTCGGCAGTCTCGCTCGAAAAACAACTTTCCCCTGACATATTTGAATTTGATGGGAATACTTGGCGTTCGGTAGGAAACACGCCGTGGCACTCGTACGATGGTTGGAATGAACTTATTGTTGTGGGGGATAAGACGCGATGAGTGTAAAGCTTGAACAACAGATTTATCGCGAGCTTTGCGGGTTGACCGCGCAAGTTCTGAAATCGCAAAATTTGGAGGATTGGGCTAAAAATGTGCTTCAATATGGACAATGCACCCAACAAGAAGTTCCGTCGCCATCTGTGATGATAGATTACAACGATGGCGCGAAGTATGGATGGGAGTCCAATAAGTACAAGTGGGATAAGGGCGCGCAACAAGGCAAGTCGGAGATAAGCTACTATAGGCAGATTTATGTGGACTTCTTGTTTTTTAGAAATCCGCACGATTTAATTGAAGGAAGCCTTATCCCAGAAACACCAATCGAAGATTCTAATGTGGCGATTGATAAATCTGGTACGCTTAGAATGAACAATAGCGCAGTATGGATTACCAAGAATGTATCTTCTGGTGCGCTAAACATAGAAACCTCCCCTAAAACGCACGATTACGAGTCGGATGTATATGTATCACCAATAGACGTAGCTCAACGCGTTAGAACGTGGTTTTTGAGCGATTTAGGCATATCCTCGCTTCGTAAACTGGGGTATGGAATAATAGATTCGTCCGAAATGGAGAATCCCACAATTGAAACCGATGACGAGGTGTACGCGAGAACTCCGAGATTTACGTTAACTTTAGTCGTAAAGGAAACGACTTATTCGGACGTGGACTTCGTAAAAGATTACGATTTTAAAGTAATAGGAGTGTAGAAATTTCACAAATCTAACTAAAGGAAACAACAATGGCAGTCAAAATCAAATATTGGGTGGACATCACCAGTAGGACGGCAGGAGCGCAAGAGGTTTCTTATAAAGAACCTATCGGGCGATTCCTTACGGCGAACACGCTTGCCCCGATGGGTAAGGTTATGGCGTTTACCGACGCCACGAAAGTAGGGGCGCACTTCGGCGTAAACAGCAAAGAATACGCCCTCGCAAACAAATACTTCGGATTTATTAGCAAGTCTTATACTTCTCCGAAGAAGCTCACCTTCTCGAGATACACTACCTCTGCGGTTGGCGCTCAAATCATCTCGGGAGAAAGAATCTCGGAGAGTGTCGATGGCTTCAAGCTTATAACCGACGGTACTCTTACGATTACCTACAAAGACCCGAATCAGGGTATCATGACTGGTACTACGACGGCTATAAACCTAAGCGAAGCAAGCACGCTAAGTGATGTTGCGACAACAATTGAAACAGCCGTAAAAGCTATTCAAATTGGAACAACTTCCAATAAACCCTTCGCGGCAGCAACTGTTTCCTATTCCTCTACTGGAAATCTTTCTCAGAGATTTGTGCTTTCGCTCCCCGCTGGTATGGGTTCGTTTAGTGCGGTTTCGAGCAACGGAGGTGTGCTCGCAGGACTGCTTGGATGGGATTTGGAGAGCAATGTTCTTCTGTCTGACGGGAACGCTGGCACGAATAGCCTTTCGGAAGAATGCGAACGTATTATGAATGCAAATGATTCGTGCTACACGTTCGCGTTTGTAGAAACACTCACAATCGAACAGTATGAAGAAGTCGCAAAATGGAATGAAGGCAGAAATTACGATTTTATGTTCAGTGTTCCTGTTGGTTCTATAAACGACGCGATTACTTGGGGTGGAACTGGCGACTTCAAGGGAACTCTTTCTCCCTACGACGGAACTTGGATTCAGTTCGATAATCTCAATGAAAATCAGTACTACCAACCGATGGCGGCGACCGCCTGTATGGATTTGGGACTCGACCACTCGTTGATTAACTACGAATTCCAGAAGTTCCCTGACGACACCGCAGTAGTTGACAATGATAAGAACTACGAACAGCTTACTTCTGCGCGCGTCAATTTCTTGGTGGAAACTGGGAAAAACCTCAAATTTTTGAGTGGAAACGCTTGCCAAGGGGCTACCTCTTCAGCGACTGTGTATGTTGGTTCGATTTGGCTGAAGGATAGAATCATAACTAAAGTTATGGAAGCCTTCTTGCAGAACGACGCCATTTACTCGAATGCTGCCGATTCCTCCAAGGTTGCGATGGCTTGCAATAACATCTGGGGGCTTGGAACGAAGAATGGCGTAATCCAGCTCGGCAAGATCTTGTCCGATGGCGAGAAAGCCGCCGTTGAAGCCCTTACGGGGGACAACAAGGCTTACCTCACGATTGAATCCCAAGGTTTCATCTTCAATTATTCTATCAAAACTGACAGCGAAACGGGCAAGAAATACTTCAACTATCGCCTCCTCTATGCGTCGTGCGATACAATCGCAAAGGTTGAAGGTTTGAATATCGCGCTGTCTTCGCTCAAGGGAAGCTAAACTTTAACATAAGGAGATATTAAGTTATGGATATTACCGCAATAGGTTCTAAGATAACTGTTATGTCTGCCGCGCTTCCTGCGGGCAAGACATTTACAAACGCGCCCGACAGCGATTCGTTTTTTACAATCGACGCAGTTGACATTGCGCAGGTCGAAGTTGGTTTGAATTGCCATAAGATTTCTTGGGCACTCCCGAATAAGCTTCGCATTACCGTAAGTCTTATCCCGAACTCGGAGGACGATAAGGATATGCAGAAAATGTTCTGGTACAATCGCCCCCAAAGTATGGCTGCCAACATCGACTCTGTTCAGATTTCCATTACCGAAACTGGGAAGAGTACCCCCGAAATCTACGGCGACTTTACGCTTGTGTCAGGGTCTCCCGCTAACACGGCGGAATCGAACGGAAGATTCGCGAATAAGCAATATGTGTTTGAGGGCGTTACGCGCGTATTCTAAGCTTGACTTAGAATAAACATCTATCGTAAGACAGTAATTGTTATGGCGACAAAGACAAAAATTGTTCAGATAGACGGACGAAATTACAGAATCTCGGAGCTACCTTTGATGGTAGCACGAGATGTAATGTTCAATTACCCGACCACACTTCTCCCCAAGGTTGGAAACTACGGAGAGAATGAGCGTCTTTTCAAGCTTCTGATGAAGTATGTTGAGGTTCAACCTGAACCAGACAAAAATCCCGATTGGTGGATACGACTCGATACAGAAGAATCAATCAATCAGAACGTGTCCGCGAAAGGAGTTCTCGAGCTTGAAAAGGAGGTTATTGACTTTTCCACGGATTTTTTTTCGAGTGGCAAGCTGACCCAAATCGGCACGACCCTTGGGGAACTTGCCCGAAATATCCTTACGAACATAGTCCTTCAATCAATAGCCGAGCTGTCGGGGACAGATATAGTGTCTATGTTAGACAAATCCGTTCTTCCGTCGGAGAAATCGGAGGACACACAAGAGAGTTCTATGAGTACGTCGGAAGATTCTTCGACCCAATCATAGACATAATAATTTACGAGAAAATGGCAACGTTGAGAGAGATAGAGGAATACTACTCTTTCAACGACATTTGCAAACTTTTAGCTTGCTTGAATCGTCGAAGAGGCGATATTGCACAGCAAATAGAGGCGAATAGGAATAGATAATGGCAACTTTAGACCGATTAACGTTTTGGCTGGACGTAAAGGGGGCTGAAAAAGTCAAAAAGACCCTTGAGAATATCCAGAAAGCTACATACGCGGAAACCAAAAGCGCAATATCGGCTTTGCTTGAACCTATTCGCAGGAAAGAACGCGAAGAGAAAAAGGCGGAGGCTCTAAGGAAGAAACGCCAGAAGCCTTTAGACCAATGGAATAAGGAGCAAGTTCGCTTCGGGGAAAGGCACGCCCGCGCCGCTGAAAAGACTTTGACCGCTCAAATGAATGCAGAACAAAGAGTTCTGTATTACAAAAAGAGACAGGCTAAGCTCGATAACGAGTTCTCGAAGACTCGTAGGCAAACTCGAGAATGGTATGTAGCGCGCGAAAGGCAAGAACGAAACGCTTTGGATTTGGCGCGCTCTCAAGGTAGGCTCGAACGCCAAAATGCCGCAGAAAAAGCCAAGGCTTATAAGGAATACCTTAAAACGGATAGTTTGTCCGCTTACGAAAAGAGGCAGGCTATCGGCGCGGATTGGGTGGCGCGCAAGGAAGCTAACAAGGAGAAAGGACAGGCTCGCGCCGTCGCCATTGCCCAAAAGAGACAAAAAGAACAAGAGCGCGCGACAAATAATCTGAATAAAGCCGCCGATAAACTTGCAAGAGCTGCCGAAAAACAAAAAGCACTCGCAGACAAGCAGGCTAAGATTCGATTGGACGAAGTTGTCCGAAGGTCTGCTCAAGTCGCGGCGACAGTGTTGAAAGCTCCCGCTGCTGTGTATAACGCTATGAAGATTTTCAGCGCGAGAACGAGCAATGCTCTTAGAGCCGAAGCTGCGGACTATTTGGCGGGAGGAAAGGCTGCGCAACAATATGACGTTGAGCTGGCAAGATATGGCGGAACTCGCGGAGAAGGTGTATCTTCGATAAGAAGTCTGTCTTCTTCCTTAGGTGGACTCAGATATGGCGATACAAGCCTTATTCGCGCGGCTGGTAGATTTGGGATAGGTGGAATATCGCCTTACGACAATCCTCTTGCTGTAAAACGCAAGATTATCTCCAAGCTTCGCACGATGCCTATGAATGAGGCCATATACGCGGCACAACAGCTCGGATTAACCGACGCAGAGTTGCGAATGGCACTGGATACAGGCGCAAGCGTAGGAGGTGTTAATGCTCGCACGAGAGAGCTTGGAGGCTCTGCTATGTCGCGCGATATTGCAACGCAATACGCCCTTACTAACGTAGGTTCTACTTGGTTGAATGAAGTTATGGGAGGAACGCCTGCGGCAGCTTTTGAATCACTTGCTCCAGTTTTGGGCGGAGCAATCGGCGCGACTGCGCTCTATAAAGGCGCAAAGGGAATCGTGCGCGGTGGTAAATCCCTTGGTAAAATTGCTGGAAAAGTAGGGGGCGGATCTCTGCTTAAAACCGCAGGTAAAATGGGAGGTAAATCTCTTTTGAAAAAGATTCCTATCGCAGGGGCTTTTATTGGGGCTGGATTGGCTATAGACCGCGCTATGGAAGGAGATTGGCTGGGTGCTGGAGGAGAGGCTCTTTCTGGGCTTGCTTCGACAGTTCCTCTTTATGGAACTGCGGCTTCTGTCGGTATTGACGCCGCACTTGCCGCTCGAGATTTGTCAAGAGGGGCTTCAGGTAGTAGCGCGCAATCCTCTGGGGTTTCAATTGGAGAACACGGAGAGAAAACTCTTCATGTCCCCGCGATATACGCAGATAGTATTATTATAAAACGTTCACAAGATATAACGGAAAGCGCATTCTAATGACCTTAGTAAACGTAATAAATCTTTTAAAAACGGCGTCTGGTTTGATTCTAAACCAGAAAAACGTTGCATTTTACCTCGAAGAATTTTACGAGCCTCCGAATTCTACTTTTCAAAAGTTTGGCATAGACACAAATACAGTATTAGGTGGGCTTTTTAGCGGCAAAAACAAAGAGATTCTTGTTGGAGGTAAGTCGGGATTGGGAGATGTTGCTGATAGTATTTCAGCCTTTATCCTTGAGGCAGAGCCTTTGTCGGCGCGAGGAGAAAAGGACAGTATAATATTTGACCACCCTCTCGAATGGGATATTTCAAAAGATAATAAAACGGCGCAGAGATTCATTACCGACCACTCTATCGTTTTGCCAAAAACTTTTGATGTCGCGCTTGTGCTACCTTCATTCTTGTATACGAGTGTCGCGAAAGAAATAGATGAGTTGTATATGAAGAAGACTTTGGTACGAATAATAACGAAGGCTGAATCTTACAGGAATATGGTTGTTAAATCCGTTCAGCAGCCTTTGGAGGTTAAGCGGCTTAGCCGATTGGTTTACCCCATTCACTTTCGGGAGATTCAGTGTCTTTATCCTGATTATAAGATTTCTAAAAATGGAGAGAACCAATGATTGAAATATCAATTCAGAAAGAATACGACCAAACCGTTCCCTTCACATACAAGACAAACTCGTACACGATTCGTTTGTTCTCTTGGCAAGGTTTCATTATGGCAGATGTCAAAAAAGGCGAAGAGTACATTGTCGCTGGAATCTTGTGCACAAACAATGCCAACATTGTTCAACATTGGGACTCTAAATTTGGTAATTTCAGAATCGTAAACAATGCAAACGATGAAAATTATCCTAATGTAGAAGGTCTCGGAGATAAATACAAACTCTTCTACATAACACCAGAGGAGCTGTAATATGGCTGACCTTGTTGCAGAACCTATATCAACGCAAATCTCAAGGGGCAAGCGTTATGAAATTCCTAATCGGAGAATCTATGTCCAACTTATTAACGGCGTTCAGAGTGCCTCGGGATATGAAAGCGTAAAAGATATAAACTTTTATGGCAATAACTCGGAAACAATTGTACGATTTTCTCGTACGTTTGGAGGGTTAGGAAAGGCAGACATAACCTTATATAATCTGCACCCTCAGACAATAAATGAATTTACTCAAACAAGCTATCTCCCTCGAGTTCCTAATCGCATAAGAATATATGCTGGATATGAAGAACCAGAGAAAGGTGGCATTGGACTTCTTTTAGGAGATCCAATTTATGAAGGTTATATTTTATGGGCAGCACCAGTTGGGATTACGGATATTGCGCTTCAAATTGAGGCAATGGAGGAATTTCCTGAGTTAAATTATGACATATCTCTATCGCCTTCGGACGGAGGAAATCCTGAGGATACTGATTCCACTGAGATAATAGATGCGGTTTTAAAGCACGCGGGTTTTATAACAAACTACGAAGCATTATATCCTTTAGCTGATATAACACCCTATGTTCACCCTAAAGGCGTGGATTTTGTGAATTATTCTTTCTCTGGAAAGATTGCCGATTTCCTGCAAAAAGAGCTTTTTAGGTTCAATCGGATGCAATTCATAATCGAGGGTAAGACTGTTTTCTTGCGCCCGAACTCCGAAGATGAGAATCTAATCCTGACACAGACTAAACTTCCGATTGACTATTTTATCAGTGGAAGGCTACAAGAGGATATAGATGGCGTAGAAGGCGTTAAGAGTGCGTTCGATACATTGATGATAGGCTCGCCGTCCGTATCGTATTATGGGGCAAATATAAGGGTTCTGTATACGAAGAATCTAAAAGCTGGGGATAGATTCAAACTCATCAGCAGGCTTTATCCTAAGTTCAATTTCGTGTACGAGATAATAAATATAAAATATGACTTGCAACTTCGCGGGCAGAACTTTTATATGGACTTAGAATGTATAAGGAGTAGGAATAGCAAATAGTGGCAAAGATAGTTGCAGTGAAAAACGGCAGTAATGCCATAATGGGAGCTTCATTTCAAAATGATGCGAGCTTGCTGTACCCCACAAAATCCTCGCAAAAACAGCTTATGCGAGAATATGTACTATCGTCTATTCAAGTCAAACTTCCTGCGTTTGTTGTCGCGTATGATTCGGACACAAATATCGCTACGGTAAGGATTGCCACAAAAAAGAAAACAACCCACAAGGACGACGACGGGAAATTTATGGACATAGATTACCCCGAATATCGCGTTCGAGTCAACCAGCCGCTTGCTAATGCAGATGGAGGCGGAATTGGGATTATCTTTCCCATAACAATAGGCGACACTGGATGGATTGAGTCCGCAGACTGTAATTGCGATTCTTTTTTCTCTGACCCTTCCAAGATTCAGGATTCTTCTGATGATTTTGGTAGATTTCTATTTCAGTATGGCTGTTTTACTCCGTGCGCGTGGAAACCAGAACTCGATTGGAAAGTTTTGGAGGAAGATAAGGGGTGCATAGCGATTCGTAACACCGAAGGCGATATGCGTATAACCCTAAACCCCAAAACCAAAGAGATACGCGTAATAACCCCAACTAAGATTACTTGCGAAACTCCATTGGTGGAGATGAGTGGAAATCTCAACGTAAAGGGAGGAATTCATAGCGATGGCGATACCACGGCGGGCGCGATTAGCCTAAAGAATCACGTTCACGGCGGAGTACAAGGCGGAAGTTCTACAACAGGAAAACCTTCATAATTTTGAGAAATGGATACCTTAGGAATCATAAACGACCAAATTCCGAACAATTTCACGGAGTACCAAACTTCTTACGGCGATATTTATTTGGACGGCAATGGAAATCTTGCCATTAAATCTGACGAGCAAGCTATTTTGGATATTCTGACGAACCGAATAAGAACGAAAAAGTATGAAGTTCAATACGATATGAACAAAGGAATTCCTTATTTTGAGACAATATTTGCTAACACAGGATTGCTTGGATTGTGGCGTTCTTATGTAATCGAAGAGATAGAAAGAACTTCTGGTGTTATTTCGGTAGAAAGCTTGCTTTATTCTCTTGACGAAGGGAATAAAAAACTTTCATATACTTGTCAGATAAGAACAATTTACGGAGAAACGAGCTTAAATGGAACTGTATGATTATGTTGTCGCGGAGGGCGTAGTAGTCCCTAAGACGAGCGAAATTCTTGCGGATATTCAGCAAAAATGGTTGAATATTTTTCCGTCTATGAATTTGGATTCGTCTACGCCACAGGGACGCATAATTGAATTGCTCGCCCAGATACGCAAAGAGGAACTTGGACTGGTAGCACTACTCGCGAATCAAATAAATCCTCAGTATGCTACTGGAGAACGGTTGGACGCAATCGCGGGGTTGTTTTATATAAAAAGGCGCGGGGAATCCTACACTACCGTAAACGCGGTTCTTACAGGGAAGCCTCTCACTTATTCTACCGCAGAAATCGTTTGGTCTGATGCTGGCGTTGCTTCTGGCGATGCTATCACGATAAACAATAGCGTTAGTTTTATATTCGGAACAGATATTGCAATAGGGGCAACTCTGACGGAAACGAGCAACAATGTTGTGGAAGCTATAAACGGGAACTCTTCATTAAATCAAATAATGGAGGCATCCGCAATTTCGGGAGGAACTGGCGTTAAAATTGTATCTACAAAGCTCGCTTCTTTGGCAGATGACAATTTTTATAGAATCTACATAAGCTACGCGGCGGGAGCGTCTGCTACTACTCCTAAATCTATTTCTTCCACAAAAGGGGATACGTTTATCGAGGCAGGGAGTATAGCCTCGGATTCTTCCAATAATCTGTACTCATTAAGTGAATCTGTTTTGCTGGATTCCAATGGCACTGGAAACGGAGTTTTTGTTTGCAAAACAGGAGGGGAAATACCTTGCCCTCAAGATACTTTGACTACCATCGTTTCCTCCGTAGATGGATGGGAAACAGTGAACAATCCTTCGGCGGGCACAATAGGTGCAGAACGCGAAGGAGATGAATCTCTTTATCGGAGATACAATCTTTCTAAGGCAAAATACTCTATGGGGTATGTTTCTTCGCTTTTGGCGGCTTTATATGACATCGAAGGGGTAAAATCCGCTTGGATTTACGAAAATGACACAAATCTTCCGAAAACAAATTCTTCTGATTCTACAATCCCAGTAGGAGAAACAGTAGACCCGCACAGCGTGTTTATTGTTGTTGATGGAGGTAATGCAAGCGGGGAATTTGATAATCAAGTGGCGGAAGCCATTATGAAAAAGAAGAGCGCGGGGTGCGGAATGACTGCCGCGAATGAAAATCTTTCTACGCACGCAACTGTCCATAGGATAACGATTTCTCCAGAGATTGGTGGCGGTACATTTACGGCTGTTTACAATACCCCTGCTTCAATTCCGATTTTTATTTCAATGCAGGTTTCTTTGGGAAATTATACGGGCTCGGATATTCAGGAAGATATAAAAAATACGCTCGTAGAATGGGGCGCAGGAAATTTGAATAACGAAGAAGGACTTACGATTGGGAAGTCTGTTTCTCCGTTTAATATCTCCTGCGTGGTTCAGAGGACTCTCGGAATATATGTCAAAGATTGCAAAATAGGTACATCTTTCAATAATCTGGGTTATAATGAAATACCGATTGAGATAACCCAAAAGGCGGTACTCATTGATAGCAATATGATTATTAACGCTTAGGTTCATTTATGGAAATAGGAGAGATAAGCTACGACTTAAGAGAGCCGAATAACGTGTTTATTTGGCAATATTCGCGCGCGGCTAATCTCAATCGTATCCTTGAATCAGAAATCGACTTCTACCAAACCGCAGTAGGAGATTTCTACGCCGACTGGGAGAAGGATGTGTTTAACCTAAAGACCGCAAACTCGTTCGGTCTTTCGGTGTGGGCTAAGATTTTGGGTGTATCCCGACCATATATATCTCCTCAAAATTATGCCATAGACAATAGCACAACATTGCGGTTGTATAATCCTAACGATGAAACGTGGCACTCTATTTGGTTATCGGGGGCATTGCCTGCTCTTAATATAGAAGTTAGGTCGGAAAGACAGAATACCCAAATACCAAACTTTCCTCTTGATGATGAAACCTTTAGGAAATGTCTTTTAGCAAAGCTCCAACTATTGTATAGTAATGGAAGCGTCTACGACATAAACAAATATTTGTCGAACATATTCACTGGGAAGTCGGTATACATTCAGGACAACTACGATATGACTATGAATATCGTGTTTTCCGATACTCCTACGGATGCGGATTTGACTATTATAACAAGCCCTGAATTTTCTCCTAAGGTTGCTGGTGTATTTTTGAATACAGGTATAGACCTTTTGAGTAAAAATACTTTTGGTTTTGAACAGAACGATTTGGCTACTTGGATAAACCGAGCTGAATCAGACCCCAAGAAGGTTGAACAAGGATACGGAAACTTTTATAACTTATTGATTTGAGATATGGCAGGATTTGGAAGAGCACTAAAAGATAGGGTCTTGGCGGTTTTTGGCGCGAAGAACACAGCTTATACTAATACCATTGACATAGGCGGTACAAGTCAGCCTACGGACAATAAGGCTACTTGGAATTATGGATTCCCAAGTAAGACGATGTTGCCCGTAGATACAACTAATCCCAGTGCGGGTGGCATTCCTCCGAATGGCAAGGATATGAACGGAGTTCTGAATAGTATATCAGCAGAATGCTATAATGCGATGAATGGAGCAATGGCAAACGAATGGATTGCTCCTAACGTATGGAAGGGTGTTGATTCTTCTTGGATTGGATATAGCGCAGGCGCGATTGTCCTTTACCCCGCAGGTAATACCGCTACAAAAAAAGAGTTTTATCAATCGGTGGCGAACAATAATCTGGATACTCCCTCACAGTCCGACAAGTGGATTAAGGTTAGTGCATCTATAAATCCCTTTGGTGTTTTCCCGAATTATAGTAATGGATTTACCATAAAAAACAACGAGTGGAACTCGTATTATCCAGTGGAAAACTTTAACTACAAACTTCCCGACCATTGGGGGTGGGTATGGGCTTCTACAAGTCGGTGCATTTGGGACGCCAGTAAAATAACTATAAATGGTTCCGAGTTTATTATTGGCAGTTATTCAGAAGACGATGAAGGGTCTGGAACGGGGAGCTTTTTTATGCCAGTTCCTCCAAATTCTGTAATAAACTCCTATAAAAATTTGGGAACAATTCGTTTCTACTACAGCTACGACAACTGGAAAACTAACATAAACATTTAGAGTTATTCCCCGATAAAAGGACAACATTGACGAAATTCCTTTTTTGTGTTTACAATTAAAATTTTGGAGAACAAATATATCTACAAAAAAGATTATGGCGGACAAGAATCAGAATTTTAGGATAACAACAGACTACGTTCTCGAACTTTATTGCGTGGACGACGGTCTGTTTCACAAGATTTGGATTGAGCAAGATAGAGATGGGAATCCTACGCTTGGCATAGCAAAAGAAGCGGACACTGAATCCGAGGAGATTGAAGACTGGGATTTTACCAAGTACCAATTCCCATCTCCCCCTGAATCTGCAAAAAATACAACAAATTATAATGTTGACTACTCTCAAATAATTAGGATTCTTAATACTACGACGGGGCTTTGGCACGTTGTCAGTGTAGGCGGAGATCTTGATAATCCCACTTTTGAAATTGCGAAAAACGGAGACAATATATAATGGCATTTAATCCTCCAGATGGAAATCAAACAATAATGGTAGACAAGGATTCTGTTTTACAGAATCCTCAGAACATATTCACGACCTCTCCTGTAGTTTGCCAAAAGGGATGGCATTATAACTATATAGACAAAAGCGGGATTGGGTCAGCAAGCACTTGGGTGAGCAAGAATAGTGTGCTGGTGCTTTATTTGTCCGAAAGTTTTGTTTTGGAATCCGCAACGGGAGGAGTGGAAAATCCTGATTTTGTTTCTGGATTCGCTGTTGGAGATACTGTTTCGTTTGTCGATGACAACCATATGGTGGACGCCTTTGAGATTACGGCTATTAGCGGTAATAAAATAACAATCAAAGGCGGAGATGCATCCGATGCCTATGAAAAAATAAACGAAGCCGCAAACGGGTGGGTAGACCTCAAGAGAGGACAAGTTCTCAATAATGATTATTCTCTTTACTGTACCGCTAAGCCTACTGTTGGAAACTCAATTATGTTGAGCGGCACTATATCGAATGGCACGAATTTAGTTTTAGGTTCTGAGGCGTTCGTATGGGGTAGGTCAAATATTGTAAAAAGCGATAAGAGTTTTACGGCTGGAGATGGTCTTTTGAACGACACCTATAATTGTTTCGTTTCAGGAAGATTTAATGCCCCTAATCCCGACAATGACCCGTTTATAATAGGAATGGGAACTTCTGACGCGAACAGACAAAACGGGTTAGCTGTTGGAGGCTATGGTACAACGGAAAGCTATCTAAAAACAACCAAAGATAATTTTAGGTTCAATAAACCTGTTAAAATAGATGGTACTACCTCCAGTAGGGTTGTTGCAACAGATGCAAACAATAAACTTTCCACAACCTCTACAACAACCACTGAACTTGGATATTTATCTGGAGCTAAATCTAATCTACAGACCCAAATAAACAATCTGTCCACTGACGTAGGAAACAAAGCCGAAAAAGATGCTTCCAACATTAGCGCAGGTAATATTACGTCTTGGAAAGAAAAACTCGATATAGACACATTAGAAGCCGAAATAGACACCAAAGCTACAAAGGCAACGACTCTTAGTGGATATGGTATTGCCGATGCCAAGATCGAGAGTGGAGTTATCACTTTAGGCAATAATACTATTGAGCCATTAACAGAAGATAGCACCATTGCCGCGAGCAATATTAGCGGTACGGTTGCATCGGCTACGAAAGCCACACAAGATGGAGATGGCAACATCATCTCAACGACCTATGCTAAGCATAGCGATTTAGCTCTTAAACAGGATAAGACTGATAATACATTGGCAACTACTTCTAAAACAGTTGTTGGTGCAATCAATGAGGTTAATAGCGCGCTTGCTGGGAATACGAATGAGCTTGGGTTGACTCAGATGATGAAGCAAAACGGCGGACAGTTGTACTTAAATGGCGGATACGGCTTCACGAATTGCAAACCGACGTTCGGCGCGGCTCAAACTCTGCTTTTTACATACGAGGTTTCCGAAGCCGAGCTGGACGCTCTTCCGTGGTCGATTATCGGCAACGTTTTTGTTTGGAATACCAACGAAAAGGGTTTCGGGGTTGCGATAAATTCAAGCAAAAATATGCAGTGCGGATTCCATTGGGACGGCACAAACGCCGCCTATGTGGCCGCGCAAACCGCGAAATTCGCCGACGGGAAACCCCACGCGTGGGCGTTGGTTTGCGGCAAAAATGAGACCAACGGATTTTTTAAACTCTACCGCGACGGCGTTTTGATAGATTCCAAAATGACGCTCGCCCTATTCGACGACTTTACCCCCAATTACGGATTTTATATCGGGCTTGCGCAGGGCAAACCTGACGCTTCGCCCGCAAAAGGAAGAATCTCGCGTATTGCGTTTTTCAACTTCGACGTTTCCGAATCCTCCGCGCCCTATACCCTTGCGGACTACCAATCGGGTGAAGCCGTCCCGCCGACGCTTTACAATCCGCAGGCAGCCCAAAGAGCCGAGCTTGCCCTCGAAAACTACACGATAGCGAGAAACACGACAACCCGCCTTATCAAAGACGTTTCGGGCAATAGCTACGACGCAACCGTGAACGAAACCGAGGGTACTTTGCGCGGCACATACGACACGTCGGTAGCTGCGTTTGTCGACGAAATCAAGACGCAAATTGCACAATCTACTGCAACAACCGAATAGGAGTAAACTTTATGGCTAAGAATATATTACTTAAATCAAAAGACGGCGTAGAGGTATCCTTTGCGCTCACGCAAATTACCCTAAGGGGCGAAACTACGATAAAATTTCCGAGCGGCGAAAATTGGTCGGACGGCGCGGCGAAGACGTACGTCTACGGCGAAAGCTATATCGCGCAGATACCCGACGTAATGCTCGCACAGATTGCCGCGCTGCTTATGCCCGCGCCCGTAATCGAAGAGCCTGTCGAAGAGCCGACGGAAGGCGGCGGCGGGCAGTCCGAAAGCGGCGGAGACACACAGGAAGGTGGGGCTGAATAATGTATTCGGTCGGCGACATCGAAAGGCTGCTTGGGCGGGTACAGAAATGCGGGCTCGAGGCTCCCGCCGAAATGCTCTCAGCTAATGCGGACGAGCTTATTGCCGTGTGCAACGGCGCGGGTTGCGAGCACGAAGAGCACATTGCACACGGCACAAAAAAGGCGTTGTGCCGAGTTATGGCGTTTGCCGAGTGTTCGGCGGCGATACACGACTGGTGTTATGCGCATTCGGACGGCACTGAGGACGGGCGCAAGAAGGCGGACAAGTTGTTTCGCAAAAATATGCTCGATGAAATCGAGGGGCGCAAGGTACGCTTCAAGTGGTTGCGTCAATGGATTGCGCTGCGGGCATATGAAGCCGTGCGCAAATACGGGCGCAGTGATTGGTGCATTGCATTCGCAGAATCTCAAACGAAAGGCAAATAATGGAGGTTATATCGAGCTTATGGGATAGCGGCTTTCTGGGCGCGCTTTTTACGGCGATTGTTACGATGTTTGGACAACTCTCCGCGCTCAATACGCAAAAGTTTACGGCGGTTTTGGAGGCGTTACAAAAGCAGCAGTCGGCGGACGTGTCCGCACACGACGCGGCATTTGCGCGGACAAAGGACGATGGAGGGACGTGGGTAAGGCGCGTTATGCTCTTTATGGCGTTCTTCGTCTTGGCAATTTGCCCGTTTGTATTTGCGTTTTTTCAAAACATTCCCGTTGCGGTCGAGACGGTCGAGCAGTCGGGCGGTTGGCTCTGGGGGCTTGTGCCCGAGAAGGAAAAATTCGCGGTCGCCTATGTCAACGGATTCTACTTAGCCGATGTTTGGAAAGAACTTATGGCAAATTTGATTTCCGCATACATCGGAGCGGCGATAACACGCAAGGCGTTTAAACTGGGGAAATAGAGATGGAGAGAGAGCCGAAATTTAAGTTCGACCTACAAGGGCTGATTCGCACGGGTATCACGATTGCTACCATAATTGGCGCGTACTACGTTGATAGGGAAACCACTAAACGTGACATATCCTACAATGCTCGGGACATAGCGGTTTTAAAATCAGACATAGACCAGCACATAAAAAGCACCAAAATCTACACTATTGACGAACTTACGGATAGGTTTGTCCTTAGAAAAGAATGGGAAAGTAATCACAAAGCATTGCGCGATGAGATGGTATATATCAGAACCCGAATCGATGCAATTTACGAACGGGTAATCGACAAGAAGTAATCTTCACAGTTTTATAAAAAAAGGAGAGAGACGCCCTAAAAAAAAGAGCGTCTCTCTTTGTATGCCACATTATATCCCTAATATCGGTAAGAAAGGTTTTGTTGCGGAAGTAGCGAGGAGAAAAATATGAAAAAAGCTCCTGCTACTTATTGTTTTACAAAGCTCGATTGTAGAAAGTGTAAGCCAACCGAATACTTCAACCGCAACTATACTCACTCAACTATATATGAACAAAAGAACAAAGGTTTGGTTTTATTCGTCTTTCATTAGAACTCTACTCAACAGAGCGAATGATTGACGAAGATTGTTTGAAATTCTTCCGAGCAAATCAAAATCCCCTTGAAAACGGTCTTTATTTGACTTTTCTTCCACAAGGTATATGGTTTTTTTTATAAGCTCGAGCAAATCGTTTTTAGAGGGTGTTTTGAATGTTTTAGAGGCTATTTCGGAATATATGCTTGCAAGTTCAGGGGCTTCCCCTGTTTCAGCCATTATAATAGATTCAATTATGGAGTCCTCAAAATCGTACATATCTTTGGCTATCCTATCCATCAAAAGATGATTGCCATAAAAACAATCACCCTTTTCGGAATAGTGAAGTTGCTTTGCGGTTATGCGAATCAACTCCAACTGTACAATCAACTCTTCCATTAGCTTCTAAATCTCTTTTTGAATACCCTTACGATACGAATCCACACGGGTACGTCAAGAACATTTTTTTTATATTTTTTAGGATTTAATACAAAAACAGAATCCTTGTCTTTGAAAGAATATATTTTGTTATGGATTTTCTTCTTGGGTTTATTAAAAGCAATCGTAGCGGTCTTTGTTTGTTTCATTTTTACAATGTTCCTTTTGATTCTCTAATTCGTTTATCGTCTTCTCTTTTGTGTTTTAGCCAATCAATGTATGATTCGGTTAAATCTCCATCTGGGACTTCGTACATTCCATTGTCCATAACCTCCCCGAAGAACTCCATTTTCCCCTGCTTTAGCGAAGCTAAATAGTCGGAAAATACTTTAGGAGTAGTATCGGTTGGTGCGAAGGCATACCACCATATCCACGCCTCATAGCGATTTAGCTTCATTGCTTTTCTTGTCCTTGAAAAATGAGTTTCTTGCCTTCCATTCGTACTCACACTCGAACTTGGTTTCTTGCGCCGTTCTCTCCGAGTGAATCTTGGTTTTATTGCTACACTCTTGGCAAAAAATCATTCCATATCTTTTAAGTCTTCCCGTGTTATCGGGTTCAGCCCATTCCTGATACATCGCGTGTCCTCCGCATATAGCACAAGGCTCTTTTGTTGCGTGAATAACTCCACGGGTAATTGTTTGGCTCTTCATTCTTTTGTCGCTCCGTATTTTGTTTTAAAAAGTAAAAGGAGATAGCCTTGCAAGGTTGCAACGAGATTTCCCGTCGCCTATCTCCCGAACTTTCGTTCTTCCTAATTCGCTTAAGACACTACCTATTAGGCGTCAGCAGTATCTCCATAAGATTTTTCTATTTTCCCACTTGTCAAGCAAACAAGTACGGGTTCTTTAGTTTTCGCCCACAGCTTGCTTTCTTTGTTGATTTTCGGAGAGCCGAACTCAAAAAAATCTGCAACTGTTTTTAAGGGCATTTTTCTACCCTTAGGGGTGCAATTAAAATCAGACGCCGCTTGGTTGATTTTGGCTATCGCCGTTTTAGGATCATCATCCTCGGGGATTTGAACTACCCAACCAGAGAAATCCATACCCGTTTCAGCAATCTTCCCGTACGGGTCGTTTACAACGATTACAAATTGCTTCTTCACTGTAGGCTCTTTCTCTTTGTCTGATTCCTGAGATTTGGATTCAAACTCAATGTCCTCCATAATCTGGCTTATTTTCTGCGCGTCTAATTCGGCGCGTTGAAGAGTGATTTCTACCAATTTAATATCTACTTTTGCCATATTATTTCCTTTCTTGTTTGTTGTCTTTCTTTAGTTTATCAAGGATTTTTTTGTGAAGTTTTGGGAGTCATATTGCGTTGGAAGGCACGACTTGTTCGTTTCATCTTCAATTAACTTGCTTCCAATGAAAGACAACATCGGAGACAGCAATAGAATGATGGGCGCAAGAGGTAGTTCCAAATAAATGAGAATAACATCCTTTGCCTTTGGGAGTTTTCCAAGTTTTGCCTTCTCAGCCATTATGTAATTGCACCACACAACATACGCAATAATGCTGGTGATGTATCCTGTGATTAGTATTTCAGTGCTCATTTTTTATTCCTTTCTTTATTTATTGTTGATGATGTTATCTATTTCTGAAATGTCCACTGTATTGCATTCTTCCTCTGAGACCTTTTGCCAATAGTCGCAAACTTTTTTTCCAAATTGGCGAGACCCCGTGTGAATCAAGAGATATTTATTCCCCTCTTCATCTTCGTCTATTTCTATGAAATGATTCCCTCCGCCAAGAGTCCCCATAGAATGTGCGAAGTAGTCAAGCTCTTCTTTGGAGAACTTTGCGTAGCAGTTTGCAGGGTTTATCGGGGTATACCATTCGCATTCTCGGTAGTCGTATTCACTGACGTTCCTTCCGCACGGGACATATTTGCGAATAGCGTTATCCAACTCTTCAAAGTTAATATCTATCTTCCCAAGACCGCAAGCTAAAACTCCACACCCAATGTCAACGCCAATTAAATTCGGAACGACCTTATTCCCAAGATTTGCAGTGAATCCGCATACACATCCCTTCCCAGCGTGAACGTCGGGCATAATTCGGATTTTAGCTCCCTCAAATGCGGGATTGTTCACAATGTTATCTATCTGTTTTTTTGCCTCTTCCTCTATGGATTTGGCGAATATTTTTATGTCTACTGAATTGTTCATTATTCGGAAGCTTTAAAGTTATAGATTGTTTTGAGTCGCTTAATAACCGTGCAAGTATCTTTGATTTGTTCAAGTATACTTTCGGAATCTTTATAAGCCATAGGTGCTTCGTCTATTGTTTGGTCTGAAACACTGGAAGTCCAAACTCCGTCCATAGAGTCTTGGAAGTCTTTTAGGTTTATTTGTAATTTTGCCTTTTTTCTGGACATACTTCGACCAGCTCCGTGAGGAGCAGAATAATTCCAATCAGGATTTCCCTTGCCTATTGCTATTACCGACCCATCGCGCATATTGAGAGGAATAATTAGTATTTTGCCTTCATGTGCACATATTGCGGATTTCCTGATGATTCCATCATCTCCCAGATAATTGTGCAACGATTCGATTACCCCTTTATAATTCCACCCAAAATTAGCAACAACAAGATTAAACCATATCCTACCGCGATTATGTTTCGCCCATTCTTGGGCAATCTTCATATCGTGAATATATTTATCTCTGGATTCGCCTTCGAGCCATTCCAGTCCAGAAACATTACTCTTTGTTTTTGCGAACAGTTTTTTGACTTTTTCTATATTTGAAGATATTTGAGTTTTGTCGGGCGTATTTGCCACAACATAATCTATTGCCTGTTTTAAATTTACTTTCATATTTTTATTTCACGGTGTTTTATTGAAGTGCCTTATGTTTCTATTCATAAGGCACTTGTTGTTTCATTCTGTAAATTCACTGATGCTTTATTTCACCTTTGGGGATACGGTTCTCGCGTTTTCCTGCCTCCAAAATCGGCAAGCCAGCTTCTGTGGGAACATAAATAACATTCTGTTGATTGTCATTAAGTCCATTTATCCAGAGATAGCGCAAGTAAGCTTCATTACCCTTAAGTGAATCTCCGATGATTTTGTTGGCCTTCGCTACACCTTCCGCGCGGATTATTTCCGCGTCGGCAAGGCATTGGGCAGATTCCTTTTGTGCTTTAGCTTCTTCAACTGCAATTTGTCGATTTTGCTCGGCTTTGCGAAGTTCCGCTCGTCCATCTAATTCAGCCGCCCATACGTTGTATTGGGGTAATCCCCACATAGCAACGAAGAGAACAAGAAAAGCCAAGACGATTAACACGCCAATGCAACCCATTTTTTGCATATCTTCGTCCATTATTTACCTTTCGTCTCCGTCTCCCTGAATCTTGCCTTCCGCCTGTCTCTTGGCGAGCTTTCTGATATTCGCTTCAAGACAATCGGAAGCTTTAATCATTAGGCATCGACATATGCGTTTGAGGGTACTTATTTGTGTGCTTACGTCTACGAACAACTCGTTTCCGTCTCTTTCGGGGAAGAACCAGAAAGGAAGTCGGAATCCGTCAACTCTTGTGGGATTTGTATTTCTAAAAGTATCTGAAAAACTCTCCTTTTTGAGTTCGCAGACGAGAGCCAAAGACCAGAATATGTCGCCCAACTCTTCCTTTATCTCCTGCTTCCTTTTGGAGAACCAATCCTTGCCGTTTGATTTGCCATCAAGACGAACAAGCTTTGCGCGACCGCCTTCAATCTTGGCAAGAGCTTCGTGCCATTCGGAAAACAATTCGGGAATTGCATATTCCCAGCACTTGCACTGAGGAAGGCACGTCCCCATTGCGAGCTTCTGATAGTTGGATACTGTCACACGCTCCCGTGCTTTTTTAGGTGTGTTTTTGGCGGTTGTAGAGAGCTTCCCCTTAGTTGCCTTAGTTGTCTTTTTGAGCTTAGAGGTACCGCCTTTCCCCCCGTGTTTTTGATTTTCTTTTTTGTTTTTCATAACTTATTCTATATAATCATCATAAATTGTTATAACACCATTCACACCATCACTATCAACATCATTAGTTGCATCATACACAATATGGCACCTACAACCATTTACTAAATCATTCAATTCTTCCAATGTATTGATTTCAATAGTAATTATGTTTCTATTATCATCAGGTAATTCAGTAATTTTGTCTTTTAGGTATGGATACAATTTGAGCATTTCTTCAAATCTATCTTCCACCCTCCATGCATGACCGAAAGCTTGAACTGATTCTATTTGAAATTTCATTGTTATTTTGTTTCTTTGTTCGTTGTTTTTTCTTCGAGTTTGATTGCGAAATCTTTTACCTTTCGTTCGTTCTCTGGTTTTACCCAGACCCTTACTTCAATCTTTCTTTCGTTTTCAGGGAGAGGTCTTCTTCCTCGATTCGGTTTAGTTTGATTATTCATACGCATATGTTCCTTTTAGTTTGCTTTTGATTTTGTTTCTAAGCTCTTCTATGTCGTTTGAGGATTGACTTAGGTCTATCGAATCCATCGCCATTGTTATGAAAGCCATCTCCTTTTGGGTTAGGTTTGTGATACGCCCCCGTGCATCGTTTGGATAACACGGGATTAACTTTGCGTAGACGAAATCCGTGCCATTGTGAGATATTAGCTCGTATTCGGTTTTAAGGCTCGGTTTTTTCATTGCCACCATCCCCTTATTTTATCTTCGAGCATCTGGTCGTGAAGGCAAGTTGCGTAAGTCATAGAGGCTACAGTTCCCATTGAGAAGAAAAGGACTATGAGCACTCCTTTTGTTGGTTCTTCAACTTCACCCCATTCCAGTAATCCAATTAAAACAAGGTCTACGAGTAAGCTTACCGACCACGCTTTTAAAAAGTTTTTCATTTACCTTCTCCTTTCATTAAAATGTCAAAAGCAGTTGCCGCCACAAGCGGAACTTGTCCGTTGCCAATGGCTTTGAGTCTGTGTACCCTATCGGCCACCCCATAAGCCACTCTACCCAGTTGGGATTCAGCCGCGCCGTCTGCGTCTGCGGGGTCGCGTTGCCACCATTGAGGTATTGCCCGTGTATCACCTCGCCAAGATTGCCCTTGCGGCGGTCGAACAACGCCGCCCCCGCGTCTTGGCATTTCGGCGTCGGATATGTCTTTAAAACCGCCGTCGCCAATCCGTCGCCCGAAGTCTTCGTCAAGCCCTTGCGGTTGTTGTTTCCGCAAACCGTCGGCGTCGGCCATAGTTGCGGGTGTCGGACTTGGTCGCAAAGCCTGATTTGTATCACATTTCCCGACGCCCGCGTTTTCCCAGCCGCAAAATCCGCGGCCTTGTCGGCGGAAATCTCCCCGCCCGCTCCCGTGTCGGGCGTGCGCCAAAATCCAGATTCGCTTGCGTCTGTGTGGGGCTCCCACATCGTCTGCTCCCATAACAAGCCATTTTGCATTGTACCCGATTTCGGAAAGGTCTCCAAGCACTCGTCCGAGTCCCCGAACAGCGAGCATTGGGGAGTTTTCCACAAATGCGTATTTTGGTCGTATCTCGCCAATAATACGCGCGAACTCGTTCCATAGTCCGCTTCGCGCTCCGTCGAGCCCCGCGCCCTTTCCCGCAACAGAGATGTCCTGACACGGGAAGCCTCCGCAGATACAGTCGATTTTCCCGCGCCACGGTCGCCCGTCGAAAGTCCGCACGTCGTCCCAGACGGGGAATTTTGGCAGGATTCCGTCGCGCTGTCTTTGTAGGAGGATTCGGCGGCAGTAAGGCTCGATTTCGACAGCACAGACGCAGGTATGTCCGAGTAGCGTTCCGCCGAGGATTCCGCCCCCGACTCCAGCAAATAAGTGTAGCTCATTCACACTCCCCTCCCTTGCGCATATCGAGATAAACGGCAACCCCAAGCAATACCGCCGTAAAGAGCAAATAGATTACGCCCGCGACATTTCCGCGCACGGCGGCAATCCCCTCGCAAAAATACAAAACCGCCGCAAACACTATCGAGGCAGCACAAAAATCACTCATCTCGCACCCCCTTGCCCAAAACCGAATCACACTGCCCGATAATCGACCGTTCGATTTCGGTAAGTTCGTAAGCCCTCGGCGCGCGCGCCGCGAACCTCCGCCGTATCTCGGCGATTTCGGGGAGCGAAAACACCGCCCTCACGGGCACGTCGAAACGCGAATTCCACAGGTCGGCGGCCTCCTGCATAGTCGCACAGACAGGCAGCGTCGCGCCGCACTCGGGGCAATTCGCCATATGTTCGCCCTCTCTCAACCCCTCGACCACGGCTTCCTCGCCGCAGAACGGACACGGTTTTAGTTTATCGCTCATCTGCAACCTCCATCTCCCAAGTGTAGACGTCTCCGTCGATTTTCGGACGCACGCAACCAGCAATGGATCGGGCATTTTTGAATCGAACCAATATGTCTGAACCTGCTGCCAAAAAACGAGGCTCTCCAAGTTCTCTCGCACAGTTGCCTCCAAAATGCCCCAAATACCAGACGCCCCCATCGTCGGAAAATTCGCATTCCTTTCCGATTTCCAGCTTGCCACTTCCGCTAAACTGCTCCTCCGAAATCCACTTGACAACTCTCTCAAGGTATTCGTCGCGCTCGTTATTGGTTTTAAAATATTCTCTACCTATAGCGTGCATTTCCTTTGTGTTTACAGGGGAAATGTATACGGCTTCGCGTGAAAAATCTACTCCGTATTTAGTGAGAATTATGTGTTTGGATGCTTCAAACTGCCCCTTGATTTCGAGCTGTTGCGCCGCAAGAGCTTTTTCAAACTTCACAAACCTGATTATAAGTTTCTTTGTCATATTTCTATCCTTTCTTAAAGGTCTCTTTCTTTTTTTACTTGGTATCCGTCCCGAACAGAATAAATCAAATTTTCGAGTTGGTTTTTCGCGCGGGCTAAATCGCTTTCGAGAGAATTTATTTCCCACTCAAGTCTTTCAATTTCGGTTTCAAGTTCTTCTTTTTTTTGTTCGTATATTTTGTCTTCTCCGTTCATATTTATGCCTTTCTGATGAGTTTTTTGAAATCTGCGTAAGAAATGTCGTAGTGGACTTCTTCTCCGTCTACGAGTATAACCGTTTCCGAATTGTAAGGATATGCCGTCTGAACATAGTTGAGATTCAGAATGGAATCTTCTATTTCCACGAACGGATATTTTATTACGCGCGCTTTAACGACAGGCGCAACGTTGTTGATTGAGGCGTTTTCTTTGTCCATTATTACTTACCTTTCTTGTTTGAGTTTGTACGCCTATCTTCGCACATTGTTTTTATTTGTCAAGGCTTTTTTTAAGATTTTTTTAATGGAGGTAAAAAAACTTACTTCATATCTATTTGTTATTGCCCTTCAATTGTTTGATTGCGTCTTCGAGGTAAAACTTTGCTTTCTCGAGGTCTTCAATTTGTTTTTGCTTGTCGGATAATCCCGCTTCTTTTTTCTTTCCCGCTCGGATAACATACTTCACTACATTCCCAATATTAAACGGCAAGTCGCGAACAATGCCCAGAACCTCAATTCCATTCGAGAGCTTGTAGTAGTTCGGGTGTTCTACTCTGCTTTCAGAATCACTTGTTCCACGTGGAACAATTTCTTCTGGAACAATTTTTTCATCTGTGTCGAATGGTGTTGTTCGAACAAGAAAAGTTGTGCCATAAGAGCTACTTATATCTGTGAGAAAAACACCCGGCATGTTTTCTAACGCCGCTTTTACGCTGTGTACAGAAGACGTGGAAAGAATGTCTTCGCCTTGCTTGCGCACAATAATACAACCAGAATCCCACGGCAGTCCTGAGGATATGAGGTAAATATCCTCTTCGTTTACCTCTACGTTTCCATCTTTTGTTTCAATCGTTATCATTGTCTACTTTCCTTTCTTGTAAAAACCACTCTGTCGCAAAATTCGTTTAGCCTACGACTGAATGGTTCATAGTTGTTTTGGTCAGAGAATCTTGCCTTGAGTGTTTCTCCTTTGTAGTTTGTTGTAAAAATCGTCGGCTTTAGGTTTGCCGCTCTTTTTTCAAAAACCTGAAAGACTGAAACTTCATATCTCTCAGTGAATTTTTCCTTTCCAAAGTCATCTATAACGAGCAAGCCGCAAGTCTCGAGCTTGCGCATTAAATCATCATAGGACTTTGCCTTGTTTGCAAAACTGCCCATAATAGCCCTTTCAAGCTCTCCAGCATAGTAAACCATCAACGAAGTGTTTACTCCTACTAAATCGACCGAAATTAGGCGTTTTAGGAGCAATGCAATCGCTCTTGTTTTCCCGCAACCTGTCCTTCCGATTATCGCCATACCTTGCGCGCCCATCTTCCAAGATAGAACCTTGTCGAGAACATCGGGATTCACTAAGTTCTGTCTTAGTCTGGATTCGTCAGTATTGCGGTAAATTGGAGGAATACTGGCTTCGATTGCGTCGTGGATTTGTACGCCATAGGTTTCTTTGTTGAGGTAAGCCTTTTCACAAGCCTTGTTGCAGAAACCCATTCCATTGACGTATTTAATGGCGTTCGCGCCAAGAGGTCTACCGCAATTCGAGCAAACCCTTATTTGGTCTTCGATTTGCTCGAATTGAGCAAGACTTTCTTCGAGAGAAAAAGGTATGCTATCAATAGGCTTCGGTTGGCTTTCTCGTTGTTCCATTTTTTATTTGTCCTCATTGTCAAAAATAGCAGGGAAGTGATAAATGAGCAGCGTTTGAACCAGTTGCGCGACTTTTTGCATATCTGGGTGAGCTTGGCGAGATAGTCTAAGTTCGAGGAAATGCTTCCAGTTTCTCAGATTCATCGTTGCTACGATTTCTGTTTTGAGCGCATTCGGGAGAACCGCTCTGGCTTCCTGAGGAGTTGAGCCGAGCGCAAGAAGTTTGTTGTAAGAAGCCTCTGCAAGGAGAAGAGCGCTTTCAAAGTGTGCAATCTTGTCAGGATTAACATCGGGCTGTGAATACCAGAAAGGCTTCACAAAGATGAGTCCCTTTTTATCGGGAGAGTAGTTGCAATAGCGAGTGCTTTCTTGGGAAAATGATGCAATCCTATGGCGTACGAGTTCGTGGGAAACGCCCCTGTCGCAGATGATTCTGATTGTAGCCGAGACGTGTTCCAATACGGATTCGTGCCCTTTGGTCTTTATCATATGGACAAAGTAGTTCCAAGAGTCTTCTGTGGTCTTGGATTCAGACTTGTAGCAGGTTCTTCCCGCTTGCTCAATGAGCTTCATTGGGGATTCAGGAGAATTGTCCCCGATGAGTTGAGTCTTGGCAATGAGAGTTGCCGATGGTTCGATTAGTTTCATATTTTGTTTCCTTTCTTGGCTTGGTTTAAAATGGAATGTCGTCTGGGTCGTCAGGGTTAATGTATGGAGTTCTGTCGTAGTGCTGTTCGTTGATGTTTACCCTTAGTCTTCTGCTTTGAGGTGAGGTTTGATAAATCCCACTCCAGTCGTCGTTGTATTCCTCTCGATTGAACCAAGTCGCTGGGTAAGGAATGTAGGATAGCTCTTTTTGCGATTCTTTTACCGCTGTAGCGTATTTTTGGGTCTTGGCGTATAGGTCGGTATACCCCACAACCTTCAAAGCCTTTTTAATGGCTTTTATCGCGTCTGGGCGAGCGGCCTTTCTCGGATAGAGTTCGTAAATCTTGGCAGCCTGTTCATCGAGTTCGGATTTTGCTTGGGGTTTCTCTTGCGTCTTGGCGTTTGTTTCCATCTCCCCAAGAGGAAGCTCAAGGCTTTCTTTCTTTTTTATATTTTCTTTCTTTACACTCTGTTTATCTGTTTGGTTTATATTTGGTATAGGTGTGCCTTTTTGGGCAAATGGAAGTTCGTTTTTTGGCATATCGATTTGACAATATTCATTTTCCTCTTTGAGGCTGTACCATAGTGTTCTGTCGTACCCTGTTTTGTTGAAATTTGCCGATTCAATTAAATTCGCTTGAATGAGTTTCTCTAATGCGGTTCTGACTTGTTTTTCGGTGAGTTCAGGGAAATAGCTGGCAAAAGCCTTCATAGAGTTATAAGTCCAGTATTTCCCGTTGTAGAAATGCTTTTCGTTTGCTTTGTTTTTTCTTATCCAATAGCAGATGTGCGCGTAAATAACGGACGCTGCAAGCCCTACTTTTACTGCTACTCTTCGCGAATAAAAACCTAAATCGGTGTCGTAGTCCATCGTAGGCATATTTAACCCTTTCTGCTTAAAATTTCCTTAATGAGCCTGTTAGCCTCATCGCGAGACAAGCATACTGTGGTATCCCACAAAATCCATTTAACTCCGATTTCTTTTGCAACCCTTGAGATTATTCTTTTATCAAGGGAAATACCTCTGGATTTTAATTCTTTTTTTATTTTTTCTAAAGATATGAGCGTTGTGGGCTTCCTATTTGAGTGTAAGCCATAGTATTCTTGCAGTTTCAAAACAAGCTCATCAAGGTATCTGTCATCTTCACAATTTGAAACGCTGCTATCTTCCGAACATTTCTGAATGTCCACAAAGGAAAAAATCTCTCCAATATTTTTATTCCACCAGACTTTTTCAAATATATTTCTGGAGAATAAGCCGCTTTTTGTTTTCCCGATGTAATAAGGATTTCCATCGGCGTTGCACAATACAAATGCTCCGTTAAATAGCGGCGTGGAAGATTTGTTTTTCTTTATCTCTTCCAATGCTTTATCTATGCTAATTTTGCTCATAAAATGAAAAAGCCCACATCGTCTACTATGTGGGCTAAAACCGCTTCTTCGGTTTTGAAAAGGTTCAAGACGGTAGACGATCGTCTTTATCTTTGTTAAAAACAAGCTTTTTATATTTCGTATAAAAAGTCAAGGTATTTCTTTGAAGTTTTTTAATTTTCCGAATCGGATTCCGACTTTTTGGCGATTTCCCTTAGATTTCCAGCGATGTCGCAAAGAATATATCCCAAAGAGATAACCGCCATAAGGCAGAAGTCTTCAAACGATTGGTGCTCCCTGTATCCCCAGCAACCCAAAAGGATTCCAGCAATAAAGACAGCCCTTACCGAAAAATGCTTTCCGAAGAAAAATATCGCAGCGACGATTAAAAGCCCAAGTTGCATTATCTTCCCTCCTTTTCGGAATAAGTTGTGGTTTCTACGATTCGGTTTATGCCGTTTATTGTGAGCGATGGGATTTCATTGATGAGAGTTTTTACCGCCCGTTTCTTGGACGTTGAATTGATGTAAAATGTTGCTCTAATTTTGTCCATTTGAGCGTATATTCTGAATTGCTTGGTCTTCATATTTTGTCTTTCTTTGTTGAGTTTTAGTTGTTGGAAAAGTTTTAAGGCAAAACGACGATTAGAATGAGCCCGATTATAATCGCGATTAGTTCATAGAAGGCGAGCCCACAAGCGAAGTCAACGAAATCGTCCGTGGTAATCTTGCCATTGTATTCATTTTTCTTCTTCATTGTTTCCCTATTTATCAATTTGTTTTAGTTTTTGTTTTAGAATTTCTTCTCTCAGTTTTAATCTATCTAAATCGTTTTCGTTTCTTAGGATAGATTCACATATAGACTTGCGTTCCAAATAAAGGTTATTTAAATATGTTTTTGTTGTTTTGATTGACGATTGAGTTTCCCGCAAGTCATCTTCTATTAGCTCTTTCATTTTAATAAGCCTCTCCAATTATGTAGTTTACATTTTTTAGGTCGATTGTGCCGACGTCTATTCCGCGCTTTTCAACTTCCGCTACAAATAGACCCAATAGCATTTTCTTCCAGTTGTAGTATTTTTTTAGTTCTTCGTGTTGATTAAATCTTTCTACTGACTGTTCCGCAAATTTCCTCAGATGTTCCTTTCTTGCGAACCGAATCACCTTGTATGTCGATAATGTAGTTCGTTTGAGTTTGGATTCCGTCTCGAGTTCTTGTTTCTCTTTCACGATTACATCGTATCTGTGTTGCTCTGTGCCTCTGTCGATGAGATAACCCGTGAAGTATCGTTTACCTTTTTGCGAAAAGAACCGTGCAGAAATCGCCCAGAAATAGTTGCAATTAGACATTTTTCAACACCTCCTTGTATCCTTTGTTTAGATTTTCCATAATCTCTTTCTGGGCTTGTTTTCCCATACTCCTGATGGCGAGGATTGCGATAATCCCAAGCGCAATGTCATGATAGGACACTCCTCTGCCTGCTTCCTTTTTAAGCAAAGGTTTTTCCTCTTTGCTTACCGTGAGTTTTGACCAAACCCCATCAACTTCAAATGTTATCATTGCATTCTCCTTTCTGTTTTTCTTTTACGTTTACGATGTAAAATATCCGTGTTGCGCTTACGCCGAACTCCTTCGCGAGTGCCGTGATATTGTCCTTTTTAATTCGGTTCAGTATGCGCTGGTAGCGCGCATACCTTTTTCGAATCTCATCTCTCTTTTCTCTCGAAATTTTCATATTGTCGCGATGTGTTGGGGTTAGAACGGAACTTCGTCTTCGTCATCTTCAGGAGTGTTGGACGAAGTTGGTTGGGCTTCCCCTTCGGGCGCGGAAAGGATTTTGAGGCTTTTTACCGTGAAATTGGAGTACTGCCCCCAAGTGCTGTAATAGCCATTTACTTCAACCTTCATTCCATCTGCGCAAGTTCCCACTGAATCAATGTCCCAGATATTGCAGGCAACAATGCCGTCTTCCGAGTCGAAGAGCTTAAACACAAGAAATTGCCCTCTCTTGCCCTCTTTTAGCTCTGCCCATTTAACAGTACCCGTGAGCGTCTTGGAATCGCTTCTGGGGGCGTTTGCGCTTGTTTTAGGTGTGTTTTCTTTTTTCTCCGCGTTCACCTTTGCTGTGGTGAGTAGCTCGAGAATCGCGTTTAGTTTTTCTGATATACTGTTGAATTGTTCGTCTGTCATTTTATATTTTCTCCGTTTAAAGGTGTAATTTCTATTGTAATTTTCCCCTGAGGTGCAAACCACTTCGAGCAAGTCCCCTTGTAAATCAGGGCGTCATCTGTCCAAAATTGAAGCCTCGTCATAACATCCTGTATTTGCTTTGGAATATTGTCCCAGTCGGGCTTTGTGGTCTTTGGAACAATTAATCCCTGCTTCTGAATGCTCTTTTTTACCGTGCTATTGTATGGAAAGTAGAATTTGTATTCTACTGAAATGGGGACATCGAAGGGATTGGGAGGTTTTTTTTCGTAAAGCAAAGCCAAATACATCGCCTTTGTATCCTTGCTTTCTTTTGTCTCAAACATCATCGCTCGTCCGCGTATACTCCCAAGCCGTTTGGCTGACTGCCCCGTATTCTTGGGCGGTATAATATCTAATTCGATTAACATAATTCAAAATCGCTTTCTATTTCATTGCCCCAAGAGCCCAGCCTTGCTGCTTTTGCCTTGCGAATAATTCCGCCCGTGGTAAATCCCCGACAAGTTCCACAATTAAATCTCGAACTACATCTGGTTTCTTTGAGTGTCCCTCGAGAGGGCTGAAGACCAACTGGGAAATGCTGGTTGATTTTCGTTTGATTTTTCCTTTTGTTGCAATGAGGCAACATTCTGAGTTGCCCCGTGTCCAACGTCCTAATCCAAAAAAGTACCCATTGCCACTTTTGTTTTGTTTTATCCACTGAAAGCCGATTGTCTTGTAAGTAAATCCCCAAGCTTCAATGGTTTTTAAGGCTTCACTGAGCATCGGATAGGTTGCCCAGAGGAAAAGGATGCAATCCTTTTCGCATATATCCTGAACCCGTAGATGGCAAATATCCTGTAAGGACATTGTTTTATAGTGAGCCTCCGCGCAACCATCGCAGGTTTTGTCTTTATATTTCCACGGTGGGTCAGCGTAGATTATATTATATTTTTTGTTCATTTTTGTTCCTTTATTGTTGCGCCTCATCCCACTCTTTTTCTTTTTTGCGCAAAAGAGGAATGATGAGCATATAATCACTTTCACCCTCTCCGTATTTTTCGATTACGGCTTTTTCAAATTCATCTATTGTGCCAAAGAAGCACCCAGCCCTTACTTTTACGCAATTATCCTTGCTCCAAGTCGCGGTTATAAATCGGCGAGAATTTCCTAATTTCCCCAAAACTAATATCTTCGCATATCCGTAGACCTCCGCATCTCCGCAGACCCACGCATTTCCGCAGACCTTAGCATCTCCGTAGACCTTAGCATATCCGTAGACCTCCGCATCTCCGCAGACCCACGCATTTCCGCAGACCCACGCATTTCCGCAGACCTTAGCATTTCCGCAGACCCACGCATTTCCGTCAGTCTCGTTGTCAAGGTTAGACTCTTTCTCAATCCAACCGCCCTTTTCTCCTTTTTTAACAGTCCCAAAATCACAAAGGGCTTCGATTTGCCATAATTCCTTGTTGATTTCTGGAAAGAATTTCTTTTCTACAAGCTTGTATTTTTGGTTCATATTTTGCACTTCTTTTTGTATGTGATTGGATTACAACTTGTTAATCCATTTGCCTTTGCGTTCTATTTTACTCTTCTTCTTTGGTATCTTCGGTGTATTCGCTCATACTCGATTCTGAAGGCTGAAAACCCGTGAAAGAATTACGGTAAGGTGTCTTATTGCTAAAGTCGAACCCCGCTTCGTCGTCGGCTTTGATTGCCCACTGAATTTCAGAAGTCTGAGGCAGCGTCTTAGCAAGGTATCGAATGCAGGTCTTTTTCGCCATTTCCAGCCATTCGGTATTCCAGAGTGTCTGATTTTTTGAAATACCGCGAACCTTATCGATGTATTTTAATGAAATAAATTCGCTTTTGATGCGTTTATCGGGGAATTGAGCGTGGACTACAAACCCGTAGCGCGTACCTCTCTTACCCGTGTATTCGGCGAAGCGGTCAATCCTGTGGGTAATAACGCCGTTTGTTTCGTCGTATTCATCGTGTTCGCAAACGTCTACCACAGAAACAAGGATACCATTTCGAGCGAAAAGCTCAATGTACCCTTGAGCCATAAGCCGAAATTGACATTCCATTTTGCCAAGCTTCGAGTTGCCCATTGGTACAAGCGCAGCGGTTCGTCCGTCGGGGAAGAGTCGAAATTCGGCGCATTTGTTGAGCGTGTCAAAAAAACTCGCAGGCGTGCATTGCGCAAGTTTAGGATTTTTGTTAATGCAAGCCAGCGTGGAAGCTTGAAAGCGCAAGGCGTCTTTCTGATTACCCCCGAAAAAATTCGTTATTCTGTGGGTGTAAGCGGGCGTTGCAAGCGTTGCTTCGACCGAACTTTTGTTGATTTTTTGCGGCAATACGGGCTTATTGTCGATTTCGACAATCTCTTTTCCCGTGTTATTACCCGTGTTTGTATTAGTTTGTTTTTCTTCCATTGTGTATTTCCTTTCTTTTTTTGTGTTTAAATAAAGCCCCTTATTGTAGCACTGAAAAGTACATCATTAATCGCGCTTCCGATATTTTCAGGGGCAACAAAATAAGTATAATTGTTTGTGGTGAAGGGCATTGGAAGATTGGGGTATTCGCGCGATAGTACGGCTTTTGCGTTGCCCGTGTTTTTGTCTATTTGCAAGTTATAGACTTTACGCCCCCGAAGGGCGCAAGTTCGCCCTTCTTCAATTTTTGTCTTCAAATATTCTGAGTCTTCAAAAACATCATTATTATTCATTTTTTACCTTTCTTTTACCGTGTTTTAAGAAATATGTGATTGCCTATTTGTGTTTTATTTTGTCCATCCCGTGCCCACTTTGGAGAGCACAAACGCGGGTTGTAGTAGTGTGTCCAGTTGCCAAGCGGCTCGAATTTGCCTGTTAAAAGCTCTTTTTCAATTGCCAAGCATAGTTCGTAGGCTTTGGCGTCTGAACGCGTTTTAGGGGTAATTTTGCGCGTTTTAGATGCGTTCCAGCAAGAAAATTGAAATGGTTGCAAGCAAACCGCATCAAACGTCTTGCCCGTGTTTTTCGCTCGGTTGTAAATAACGGTTGCAACCGCTCGAAGACCGCGGGGCTTTTCGCCCCGTGCTTCGAGATAAAGTGTATCCGCTACGACGCCTGCGCAAGCGTTTATCGTTGCAAGCAACGCACAAGCAAATATCATCTTTTTCATATTATTTTTTGCTCCGTGTGTGGATTTTGCGGCTTTTCCGTTGTGCGAATTTTCACGGATTGTCCCTTCCGCGCTTGCTTTAAAGTGTGTTTAACGGTCTTTTGAGCAATGTTTAAAAGCCAAAAAGCGGGCAATTTTGCGCGGATTGTAAAAAGTTGCTTACAAAAAACCGTTGAATCTATGTAAACGTTTGTATAAAAGCCCCCGTTGATCCATAAAAACGTAAATTTACATTGTTGCCCGTGTATTACAACGCCTATTTTTTCGCGCGTCTTGCAATTAAACGCCTTTTCTTGCGCGGTTGCAAGGGCGGCAACTTTTTCCGCCCGTGTTTCTTGTCTTGTTATATCGTACATCTTTAAAGTCCTTTACCAAGTGAAATTTATAATGTAATAGTCTGATTCATGGCAAATATCCATCCCAACAAAAATCGCTTGGCAAAAATCGCGGGGCTTTTCGCGCGTTGAAATTTCAAAAGTGTTTAGCTTGGAGTTTTTTGGATAAAACCCAAGCTCCAAGAGTCTCTTAGTTATTTTTTGCGAGTTGCTAAAAATTGTAAATGTATTCATTTTTTTTGTTCCCTTTCATTGCGCACGGGCAATGAAGCCCGTGCTTTGTGTGTTTTAGTGTTTGTATAGGTTAATACTGGTAAGTCTTGGCAATTACTGTGTCGTCTGTTTTGCGGTCGCAAACGTAGATATATACTTTGTCGCCCCGGCTACACTCTGCCTGCCCCAAGTCTCTGATGCGCGCCCAAAGTTTGCGCTTGTTGTTGCCCTCGAGTGGGTTGATAAGACGGCAGCAATCATTATATTTGTAAAAATTTGCGTAGTATTTCATTTTTTATCCTTTTTTGTTAAAGATTATTTAATAAACCCCGCCCGCCTTTACAAAACACCAGCGCGGCGAATTAACATTATTTTTGCATGCAACTTTTACGCCATCGACAGTCATGGACAGGCAAGAGTATTTGCTTAAGTCGACGCCCTTCATCTTCATCCGCAAGGCGTGCCCGCAAGTCTTCAATTTTTCTGATGTTGTCTTTGTCGTTTTTTGAGCTTATATTCATATTTTTTAAGGGGCTTTTCTTCGCCGCGCCCCGACGGGTTTGAGTTTACTGGTCTAATCAATCCACGGGCTTTAATCATTGCCCCTTTTTTGATTATGCTTGTATACTCTCAGATTCTTTTCAATTTGTCAATAGTTTTTTTAAAAAATATTTCACTTTTTTTCTCCATCTTAAAAGTTAGTTCAATCTAACATTCTATAAAAATCTTTTATCCATCCATAAAAAAAGCTTGCAAAAGGGGGAAAACCATTAAGGGGGGATTATAGGGGGGATTATAGGATAAGGGGAAATAATATGTAGGATGTTATTTATGAGTTATGTTATTTATGTTATTTGTAGGATATACTTACTTCTTTCTTACTAGTACTAGTACTAGTATTAGTACTTACTTACTTACTAGTACTTACTATTAAGCGTGTACGCATGTACGCATGTACGCATGTAAGGGTGGGGGATACCGTTTTTAAGTAAACGTAGGAACGGCATGGGGTGGGGGTGCCCTAATTCGCATATAAAAAAAATAGGTATAAAAATATGGTGAGTATGTCGTAAGAGGTTGAGAGGTAGAGGTTAAAGTGTATAGTTTCGGTGTTTAGTGGGAGGAAAGGCGCGTGCGCGAGCAAAAAAAATGCTTTACAAAGCGTTTTTAGTAGTCAAGGTATATGATTATATGGAAGAGAAAACAGAATCAATTTTAAGGGCAAAAGAATGCGTTTTAGAGGCATTCGGGGGTCGAGACGAGACAGCGATAAAACCAGCGAAGGAGAAGAAGCGATTAGATTGCTATGGTCGGAAGGAGTATTTGAGGAGGATGTGCGATAAGGATTTCGCTGAATTACCTGAGGATACTCGTGAGGTGTTCGAGACAATAGACCCTGAGGTGGTGGAGATAGAGGAGGCGACAAATAAGTGCTATGTGTACCTGACGAAGGATATGTACAACAGGATGGAGTTGGGTGCAAAGATGAGAATGAAGGATTCGGCATTATGCGCATACTTGGGGATATATCACAGCAAATGGAAGAGACTGCTGAAGAAGTATCCATTGCTGAGGGATAGAATTGATACATGGAGAGAGTGTATCGTGGCTGCTGCCGCTGAGAATCTGGCTAGAGACGTTATGGAGAATAAGAACGTTGAGAATAGCAAATGGGTGCTTGAGAGATTGGATAGAGATAACTACGGGCGGAAGAGCGAAGTCAACGTTGGCGGAGAGGTTGTGCATAAACACAAGGTGGATATGGAACAACTAAAGGAGCTTCGTAGCGATATGGGTAAGACTTTTCTGACCGATAGAGATGAGATTGGAAGCGATGGCGATAGCGATAGCGACATTGTTGACATTCCATAGAATTTATTCGAGGTATTCATAGCATATATCAAGGGGCGCGACAAAAATGAGTAGAACCCGCAAGGATAATAGGATTTGGAAGAGCGAGAAGGGGTGGAATAGGTATTCTGCATACGATACTGGATTCACCATAGATGAGGATAGGAAATATCGTAGCTCTTGGAAAGATAGCGGGAGATGCAGTAAGAGCTATCGAAACTCCCAGAAACAGTGCTCTAAACTCGCTAGAGTTAGAATTGGTGTGATAGAGCGTAAAATGCGCGAGGAGGGCGAGTATACTTATGATTGCGACTAATGATGAGAGTGAAGCTCTGAACAAGAACGCGATAGACATCGAGAAGTATCTTAGCCCTGAGAATATTTCCGCTACCGCTACACTACTGAAAACCAACTTTGCGTTGTATGTGAAGTTTTTCTACCGATTCATAAGCCAAGATGACTTCCAAATCAAGAAATTCCATTGGCGCATAATCAAAAAACTCGAGGAACACGTCTATGGCAATCCTAAGAGGAAAAACCTTTGCATAAACCTACCGCCGCGAAGCGGCAAGTCCCAGCTTATGATTCTGTGGGCAAGCTGGTGCTTCGCAATAGAGCCTCGGTGCAACTTCATCTACACCTGCTACGAAGAGCGCATCACCAATAAGATGTCGGACGATATTCTCAATATTATGAGAAGCCGACCCTACCAAATGCTTTTCGGCGTAAAGCTCAATAAGAATTCGGAGGCTAAGTGCCTTTGGGAAACAAAGGAGAAAGGGTGTTTTCGCGCTGCGCCTCTGCACGCTGCACTCACTGGTTTTGGCGTGGGAGGTTCAGGAGACTCATTTAAGGGTGCGTTCATTGTTGACGACCCTCTTAATGCAAAGTTCTTTAATTCTGTAGCAGAGAAACTTAAGGTGGAGAACGTCTACCAGACCGTTGTTAAGAAGCGTCTCAATAACCCCGCGAAGACCCCTATCGTTATGATTATGCAAAGGCTCGCGACCGATGACCTTGTGGGGTATATCCAGCGCGAAGAGCCTGAGGATTGGGATTTCGTGGTTGTACAGGCACTCGATGAGAGTAAAAATCCTCCAGAGAGCTTCTGGGAAGAACGTTTCCCAGTAGAAACACTGCTTAAGGAACAAAAACAGAGTCGAATGGTGTTCGCCGCGCAAATGCAACAAAAGCCTATCGTGCTCGGCGGAGAGCTTGTAAAGGAGGAATGGTTCAGGTTCTACGATACGCGAGAAAAGTACAAATACACTCGCGTATTTTTCACTGCTGATACTGCTTTCAAGAATAATGAATACGCGGACTACACTGCCGTAGGATTGTGGGGCGTCACTGACAAGGGGAAATTGCATCTCATAGACCTACTCCACAAGAAAATCGACGCCGTAGACCTGCTCAAAGAGATGATTTCCTTTAAAAACAAGTATTCTGGAGGAGTGGGTGGTCTTCCTGCGCGAGTTTTCTACATTGAAGATAGGGCTTCGGGTATGGAGCTTATCCAAAGGGTGCGACGCGAAGGTGGATTCAGTGTTATCCCTGTAAAAGACGAGGGCTTTGACAAACTTACGCGATGGAACAACTACGTCTTCCCTTATTTCGAGGCAGGAGACATTCTTTTGCCCGATGGAAAGGATAATCCTATCTCCAGAGAGGTTATCAATGAAATGGTGGCACTTTGCGGAGATATGACCCATGCACACGACGACATAACTGACTGTGTAAGCTATGCAGGGAAGATAGGGTTTTCTCGGAAAGGTATTTTTTAACTTGACTTATTCGCTGATGATTACCTACTTTCGGGAATATTGGGAAAAATAGCAAATATAAGGGGAAAATCGTGAAAAAAGCACAAAAAACAGCAGAATCTTTCGTAAAAACGGCAAAAAAGCCGATGAAGCTAAAAACATCAAAAGTGGACGCAGCAAAGGAATTTGCTGTCAAAAAACTCTCAAAAAGGGAGATAAAGGCACTTGCTTGGGTCAAAGCTCTAAAGGATATTGCCGAAAACTGCAAAATGCCCAAGTTTGACCTTAAGTCCGAAGCAAAGAAGGTCATCCAGCGGACGATTTCCGACTTCAAGGGGTATCGAAGAGCGGAAAGTGGCCAAATTGAGTCCTTTACTATGGACGCCTGTGAAAGCGATTACGCCATGCGCCCCTTCCATTCTGATTTGAGGTACGAAATTCTCGAGAAATACCGCACCAACTTCATTGGATACCAAAATTGCGCGATTCTACGCCAAAACCCTATCATAGATAAGTGCTGCACAATGCCCGCGCGTGACGCAATGTCCTCTGGATATAAGGTTATGTATGGTGACGACGGGGAAAAGGCGAAGTTGGGCGAGCTTGAAAGCTTCGTGGAGCGTTCACAAGAGGATTATCAAATCCAAGACGTGTGCATTCGAGCGGAAATCAACTCCAATCAATTCGGATGGGCACTCGTAGTCCCCACCTTCAATACTGAAGTCGATATGGCGAACGAGTTTGATATAGAGGCAATCCCTCGAGACTCCTACACTGGTATGACCGTAATCGACCCATATTGGATTACCTACGACTTTGACCAAGAGAGCCTCACTGACCCTACAAGCAAATTCTTTTATCAGCCAACGTGGTATTCTTTCCCGACGGGCACTAAGTATAAGAGAATACACAGGAGCTGGTGTATAAAGCTCATAAATAGTCCTGTAGCTGACTTTCTTAAGCCCACCTACTTCTTTGGCGGGGTATCACTCGCGCAACAAATCTACGAGGCAGTTTATGCTTATGAGAAGGCTCTCAATGAAGCTATGCTTCTTTTGCTTACCAAGCGAAGCTACGTCGCCGACGCGGAAATGTCCAACTATATGGCGAACCCGCAGGAGGTTAACGCAATCCTCGAGGCGACCTCGGAAATCCACAGCAACTACGGAATCTGGGTAAAGCAGATTGGTAGTGAAGTAAAACAGATGGATACCGCCCTTACGGGGCTTGAAGAGGTTATCAACGCTTGCGCCCAGAGAATATGCGCTATCGCGAATATTCGCGCGGAGAAGCTATTTAATATGTCCATCAAGGGGTTGAATAGCTCGGGCACATTCGAGTTGTCGGACTATAAACAATACCTCAAGCGTCTCCAGAAGGATGACTACCTGCCGATTATCAACAGGCACAATCAGATTATGTCCAAGAGTGAAAAAGGTAAGGTTAAGAAGATGATTGTTGAATTTAACCCGATTGACACGCCTGACGAACTTACCAAAGCTAAGATTCGCGAAATTGACGCGCGTACTGCTTCTATGAGACTCGGTGGTAAGATTACAGACATCAAGGAAGAAAGAATGCACCTCATTACCGACCCGAACGGTGGATTCAGTACCCTTGACCCCGAGCCTCCCATTATCAGCAAGGAACAGGAGGAGGCGTTCTCAGTGGAGAAGGATAATATGGGAAGACCTATGCCTAAAGAAATAGATAATCCTGTAAGGGGTAAGACTAAGAACGACGTTTTAAAAAGGGAAGGTCTTAACTCTGGAGAGGGTGGCGAAGGCAATCCTGACGAAACGGAAGAATAATAATTTCCATTACAGCTCAAAGTGAATGTCGCACACTTGGAGTTGGGAGTAGTCCTCGCGGTGAGGGCTACTCTTCCTAATATTTTTTTAAAAAACTTGTTGACAAAACAGAGAGTTGAGTATCTTAATTGCCATAAAGAAGGGAAATTTGCGACGAGAATAATGAATTAAGTGTCTAAAGAAGTTGATTCAAATTCATTTGAATTAGTGAAAGACAATCCGTTGTCCGCTGAAGGAGTTTACCTTTACAGCGGCAGAATGATTGGTCTTCCTAATCTCGACCCTGATAAACTTTATCCCGTATATCGCCCTGCAGAAGAACTTGAAAAGGCGGCGGATTCTTTTAATAACGTTCCCTTTATTATTGGGCACGAAATGATAGGAGAGGGTGCGACTCCTTATGACCAGCGACCTGCTTCTGGTGTCCTCACGAACGTTAAGTATAAGGCTGGCAAGCTTTACGGAGACCTCAAGATTTGGTCAGAGAAGATGAAAGACAAGATTCTCTCTGGCGTAAAGGAGCTTTCTCTGGGCTACAAAAGCATTTACGAGCGCAGCCGAGGCGTATTCAATGGACAAACATATGACTTTGTTCAGCGCAATTTGCGCGGTAATCATCTCGCTCTTGTTAAGAATGGCAGAATGGGTAGCGAGATGAGAGTATACGACGCCAAAGAAGCTATGACTTTTGACTCGATAGAGTTTGATATAAACAATAAAACCATAGAAAAAGGAACATCTGAAATGGCAGACAAAACTGATACTGAACCTCAGAAGGAAGATGTTAAGACTTCCGATGAGTTCGTTTCGGTAGAGAAACTCTATGCGAAGTTTCCCGAAGCGAAAGAATGGATAGACGCCAATAAGTATAAGCGTTCTCCCGAAAAGTCCGACGACGCCGAAGAAAAAGAAGGCGAAAAGGAAGGCGAAGGAGAGAAAGGCGAAGATGGCGTTATCGTTGAAAAAACCGATTCCTCCAAGACTGGTTTCGTCACAAGGAAATCGAATGACGGGGAAGGTGGCGAAGGCAAAGTTGATAAGCGTAAGCTAATTGATGAAGTCGGCGGCATTCTCAAGGGAAAAGTCGGTGGCGAAATTATCCGCACCGTTATGAAGAAGATGGAAGAGGCTTCTTATAATGAGTCTGAATCGGGCGAATCCGATGATGGCGAAGAAAAAGACGGTGGAAAAGAAGGCAAAGAAGAAAAGGGTGGCGAAGGCAATGGCAAGAACGGTTGTGGTATGGATGCTGCAGAAATCCGCAAAGAAGCTATCGCGAATGTTCGCAAGATGGACAGCTTTTATAAGAAGGTTCTGCCTTACACTGGAGCATTTACCTACGATTCGATGGAAAGCCTTGAAGAAATCGCGGAAGAAGCTTGCAAGAAGCTCAAGCTCGAATCCAACGGCAATGCTTTCGCTACTGTAGAAGGATTTATCGCGGCAAAGGGCAAGGCGCAGGTTCATTTCACCCTCGACGCAAACGAATCTAAATCCAAAGGGAAAGATGAAGTAAAATCCCGCTTGGAAGCACTTCTTTCGTAAAACAAATTAACAAAGGAAAACACACAATGCAAACCAAAGTAAATATCACACAGGCACTCGGCATTGTTGGCTCGTGGGTAAACGACGCCCTCAAGTCGGCTGTTGGGTATATAATCAAAGGCTCGAATCAGACGGCGGCTGTTAAGGCTACGGCTACCCTCACGTTCTCGGCAAATGCAGCGGAAGGCGATACCGTAACTATCAATGGTGCGGAATACACCTTCTCGGCGACTGCTTCGGAAAATCCGTTTGTAGTCCTTATTGGAGCGACTGAAACTAATACCGCAACTTCTCTCGCGGCGGCTATCAACGCTACCAGCCCGTTTGCCTCGGCTAACGCTGCGGCTAAGGTTGTTACGCTTACGGCTCGCGAAGGAGGGGCTTCGGCTAACGGTATGGGTGTTGCATCGTCCACGGCTAATATTACTGCTACCAACTTCTCTGGTGGAGCGGATACGGTTTTCGCGGACAACGCGACGGTTGGCAATGCGTTCACGCTCGACGCTGACGGTCAGGCAAAGATGGGTGGTACTGGTAAGTTTGTTGGTATTCTTACGAATCCCCACAACTATGCGGTTTATAATCACCTCGAAGCGACCCTCAAGCTCCCCGACGGCACGCAAGGTATTCTCTGCAAGAGCGGCTATATCAACGTTGTCCTCTCGAACGCTTCGGAGGTTGGCGACAAGGTATACTTTGTACAAGCTACTGGCGCACTCGGAGCGGGTACGGCAGCTAGCGGTCAAACGCAAATCGCAGGCGCACAGGTCATTACTGGTGGCTCTGCTGGCGCGGTAGTTCAAATCGGTATCATACCGCAAGTCTAACAAAGGAGAATAAATAATTATGCAAACAAATCTGGTTGAAAAACTCCGTATTGCGGCTGGTGCTGAAATCAAGTCGCCTTACAAAGAAACATACGATGAAGCGGACGCTGGCGTATTTGAAGCTCTTGGGATTGGTATGTCCAAGAATGCGATTCGCGAAATCGCAATGAACAAAGACGCATATGGCTTCGACGAAGCTCCCGCGCTTCAGACCATTCCCTCGGTTGGTACTCCTGTGCAGTTCTTGCAGTGGTGGTCGCCGAAGGTTATTAAGACACTGTACGCGAAACGAGCGGCCGACGAAATCCTCGGCGTAACGAACGCTGGCTCTTGGGAAGACGCGGAAGTTGTCGTTCCCGAAGTTGAAACGACTGGTCAGGCTGCTCTCTATGGCGACTATGTAAACGGAGAAAACAGCAACTTCAATGTCAACTTCAACAAGAGAGCGGTAGTTCGCTTCCTCTCGACGGTATCGGTTGGCACGCTCGAAGAAATGCAGATTTCCCGTATGCGTATGTCTGCGAAAGAACGCAAGATGGTCGCGTCCGCAAACTCTCTTGAAATTCAGAGAAACCAAGTTGCCTTCAATGGCTTCCTTGTTGGAAATCAAGCGAACTACGGTATCCTCAATGACCCGCGCCTCCCTGCTTACGGTACGCTTCCCGCGAACGACAAGGGCAAGACAGACTGGGCGTCCAAGACGTACGGCGAAATTGTAAACGACATTCGCACGATGCTCAAGGAACTCGAAGTAAAGATGGCTGGTCTGTTCAGCTCGAGAGACGACTCGTTCACAATGGTTCTTCCGATGGCCGCTTCTCAGGCTATGACCGCTGTTCCGCAGTACAACTCGTATGGATTCGACGGTTCGGTTGAAGCTTGGTTCAAGAAGGCTTATCCCCGCGCGAGAATCATCTACGCTCCGCAGTTCGACAAGGCTCTTGGCGGTCAGAACGTTGTTCTTATCTTCGTGGACGAAGTTGACGGCGAAAAGAACGCAGACCAGTTCGTTCAGCAGAAGATGTTCCTCGTTGGCTTTGAACGCCGCGATACCTACATCAAAGAAACTTACTCCAATGCTACGGCTGGCGCATTCTTCGGATACGGGGTTGGCGCGGTTCGCTACGTTGGTGTGTAATCGAAACAATTAACATAAAAGGCGACATATTATGGCAAAAGTAAAGACACACAAAATAGTTTCCACTCTTTCCGCACCCGTAGGGTTTACGGTTTATGAGACTGACGCGCAGGGGAATAAAACCCCTGTGCGAAAAGTCCTGATTGGCGGGGGAGCTAATGTTTGGGACGGAGTTATCGTACCTTCTGGATACGGAACGCTTGTTTCGGACGAGGAGCTTGCAATATTGAGGGAAAATTCAGTATTTTGCGCCTTTGAAAAAGAGGGCGGAATCGTAGTAGCCTCTTTAAAGGACAATCAAGATAAGGTCATTGAGAATATGACCGAAAAAGACGCTTCGGCACAGCGCACTCCTGCTGACATTGAAAATCCCAATGTAAAGGTTGCAAATAAAAACGGCGATGTTGTTGTTGAAATTCCTGAAGAAGAGGAACAAAGAGAAAATATAACAGTTTCTTCCAAGAAGGTGCGCAAAGGCAGACCTTCCAAGAAGTAATTCTATAATCGAGAAGCAGTATGGACAGAGATGAGAATCCAATTGAAATAACAGTAGAGGAGTTCAGGGAAAGTTATCCTGAATTTGTGAATCCGCCGTATACGGACGCTGTTGTTAAGAGATTCATCAATCTGTCCTACTGCTATATCTCGAATTTAAACTATGGGTGCGTAAGAGGGGATTGTCGCGCACAAGTCCTTATGCTTATGGCTGCGCATCTTATGGTAATCTGGACTCAGATTCAAAAAAATGGAGGCGTTCCGATGGTCGGTGGCGTGTCTATGAGCTTCGGATTAACGCAAAAGTCTAAGGTTGGCGATGTTGAGGTGTCGCTTGCAATGCCCAATATTGCGTCTCTCTACCAGTCTTGGATAAACTCGACCTATTACGGACAATTACTCTACAACTTACTTATGGCACACGCGGCGACACCTCGATATGTAGGCGGAACACGCAATAGACTTTTCTGGACACACTAAAATGTCGATACTTCTAAGCACATATAGAGATAGCCTACCTTTTAATGGCGGGAAATC